CAACGCCCTGGGCGAGACCGTGCTGACGTGGGCTAACTCGACGGCCGTCTGGGCCAGCGTCGATGGCGTCAGCGCAAGAGAGGCTCTGACTGCCGGGCAGCAAGAGGTGACGATAACGCACAAGGTACGGATGCGCTACCTCCCTGGCCTAACCCAGAGCATGCGATTCTCGTGGCGTTCTCGGACGCTAGAGATCGTCAGCCTGCTCGAGCACGGCAGCCGCTCGGAGCACGAGGCTATCTGCCAGGAGACAAAGGATGGCTAGTGTGTTCTCAAGTGGCGAGCCACTGATCAGGCTGGCTGTGGGCCGAGGCAAGTATGCCAAGGCAGCCTATGCACTGAAGCCACTGGATGAGGTTGTGGCAGCGCTCAAGCAGCTGCCAAGAGACATCTCCGTGAAGCATCAGTCTCGGGCATTGAAAAAGGCGGCACAGCCGGGAATTGCCGCACTTCGCTCGCAGGTCTCTGCCATCGGGCAAGTCACCGGAAACCTGCTGGCAAGCGTTTCGCAGGTTGACCGCAAGTACACAAACAACAAGCAGCAGATCCCAGTCAGCGTAGTCGTCATAGGATTCAGGCGTCCGACGAACGCAAAAAGCCAGAAGACCGCCACGCCAGCATTCCCTGGAGGCTCTGTGCTTAAAGGCCCGAACCGCGCCTACCACTCGCACCTAGTCGAGTACGGCACAAAGCCGAGGACGGCAGGCAAGAGCCGACGCACTCGACGCAGTCGGGTGATCCTCGGCGGACGAATCCGCACGATCGTGGAGCGAGAAAAACAGCAGGCAGTCGGCCGCCCAATTCTTTCGTCATTCAAGACACGCGGGCCGTTCACGGGCCGTGGGCTGTACCCAGTGGACTTCATCGCAACTGGCACCGTTGCAGGTTCGCCGGCACGCCGCCCGCTCAAGAAGGCATTTGACAGCTCGCTGCCTCAGATGCGGAGCGTCTTGGACGTTGAGATGAGGAAGGCGCTGTCGGCTGCCGTGCGTGAGACGAAACGCAAGTACGGAGACTTCGGCCTATGAAATCCCCAGAAGCTGTGCTGCGTTCCGCTCTCTTGGCAAACGCCACATTCTCGGCGCTCGCCGGGGCAAAGGTTTTCCCGGTGCTGGCACCAGAGACCGACGCCGCCGGCAACAAGGTTGGCCTGCCGTTTGTGACATGGCGGCGGGTGGCGATCCGCAGGCAGCAAACGCTCGGCAGTCCCACGGGCATGCCGGTCACAAGCCTTGAATACAGCATCTACGGTGGCACCTACGAGCAGGCCCGCGAGGTGGCTGACGCTATGCGGGCAGTTCTGGATGGGTACGGCGGCACCGTGAACAATACAGAGGTGAAGCAAACGTCACTTGAGCAGGAGTCTGACGACTTCGTGACGCTTGCTGGCTCGGAACTGCCACCGGCCTATCAGATCACCCAACAGTACGACGTTTTCTGGTTAGAAAGCTAGGAGCCAAAGCATGCCCTCGACGCCACACGACGGTGCAGGTTCTACGTTTGTATTCGCCGGGACGACCTACACTGTCACCAACATCACGTACACGGTCGCCGACAACAACGCCACCGACTCCATCGACGTGTCGCACCTCGGCCAGACCGCTGGATCAACCGTGCTGACGCTGTCGAGGCCACTGAAGGGCTCGGCCGGCGACACCGGAAAGGAAGTCACGATCGACTACCTGACAAACGCTGGCGCAACGCCGATCGCGCAGGGAGCCACCGGCACGCTGACGATCACGGGAGGCATCACGCTGTCTGGCGTTGCCGCCACCTGCAAGTCGTCCAGCATCACGCTGGCAACGAACGATGCCAACAAGGGCTCGGCGTCGTTCCAGGTCGCCTAACCGCCAGGGAGGATTCCCGTGGCGAGTTATAGCCAAGGCATCACCGTCAGCTTCAACGGCGGCGCTGCCAGTGAGATCGTCGGCATATCGTGGACGTGGGGCGGCGGGATGCCAAAGGGCCGCTCTGCCGTCTGGACAGACGATGCCGGCAGTGTGACTGTCGAGACGCTCGGCGCTCCGAGCACTGCAGCGTACGGCACCAGAGGCTCGCTTGTGATAGCAGGCGGCGGCATGGGCTTGACCTGCACTGCATGCTGCACGTCTGTCAGTGCAACGGCGGAACTCAACGGAGTGACGCGCTATTCATCCACATTTCAGGTTCTCCAGTAGCCATGCCACTTTCACGTAGTCAAATCGACGCAGCGACAGACGCCAAGATCATCACGGTTGACGTGCCAGAGCTGGGCGGCGACGGCAAGGTCTGCATCCGCCTAATGTCCGTTGGCGACAGGGACTCGTACGAGATCAAGCTGCTCGAGGCAGACGGCAAGGCGATCCCAGACTTTCGCAGCGAGTTGCTCAGTCGGACCCTCTGCGACGACAAGGGCGATCTGCTCTATCCGGGCAGCGAAGGCGTTGCGGCAATCAAGGCACGCAGCGCCGACGTGATGCACAGGCTGTGGCATGCGGCACTCAGGCACAACGCACTCACCGAAGAGGAGATAAAGAAACTCGCGGGGGAATGAACGCCAGGCCGACCTTGCAATTCAAGTTCGCCCTGGCGTCGCACCTCAAGAAAACAGTTGCCGAGATCGACGCGATGGACTCGCGGGAGTTCTCGCAGTGGATTGCCTATACGCGGTGGTTCCGTCCGCTTGATAACCCGTGGCAGCAGACAGGAATGATGGTCTCTGCGGTGCTGGCTCCGTACTCCAAGCAAACGCCAGACCCAGACAAGTTCATCCCGATCGAAGACAAGGCCCCGAAGCACCCGACACAAATCCGCGACACCATCCGCCGCATGGCGGAAGACCTGAAGCAGCGTGACTAATGGCGACAATTGGCCTTGGATTCCAGCTCTCGGCATCTGCAACGCAGATGGCGTCCGGCATCAACGCCGGCGTCGTTGAGTTGCAGAAGCTGGGCTATGCCGCCAAGAAGACGCAGCAAGACGTTTCGACGCTGAAGACCATCGAGCTGTCGCGGGCGTTCATCTCCACTGTTCGCACGGCGGCTAGCGCATTCCAGCAGTTCATCGGCGGCACAGCCGGGGCCGTCGCCAGCATCGATGACCTTTCAAAGCGGACAGGATTGGCCGCTGACGTAATCCAAGGCTACGCACTGGCGGCCAACCAGTCAGGCGTGTCGGTTGAGACGTTCGGAAAGTCGGTGCAGCGACTGACGATCAACCTCGGCGAAGCCCAAACTGGCAATGCTTCTGCCGTGAAGTCGTTCGCGGATCTCGGCCTGTCTGTTGCAGAACTATCGACGCTGCGGCCAGAGCAGGCTTTTGAGGCTGTCGTGTCGGCCATTTCAAAGCTCCCCAATCCAGCACAGCAGGCAGCGGCTGCTGTCGGATTGTTCGGCAAGAGTGGGATTGAACTTGTGCCGATCTTTCAGGAAGGGGCTACCTATCTCCAGCAGATGACTGCCGAGGCGAAGCGTCTCGGGATTGTCCTGCAACCGCAGCAGACAGCAGGAATTGCGGCGCTTGACGATTCGCTGCAGAAGACGCAGCTAACCCTGCAGGCATTCTCTGCTCGGGTGTTGGCAGAACTCGCGCCAGCGCTGATCACGGCCACGGAGAATGCCGCTACCTTCATCGCTGCGATCGACGTGCGGGCCGTGGCGTCCGCCGCCACGTCTGCGATCTCAACGCTGGCTGGCGTGTTCCAGTTGGTTGCGAATGCCGCCCTGCCGCTTGCTGGGAACATTCTGCCAGCGATCGGTGGCTACCTGGCATTCATCAATCGCCAAGTGCTGACGACCGGAATCGCGAGCCTCGGGTCTTTCTTTTCTTCGGCGGCAGTTGCTGCCTACGCTTACGCGACAGGGGCTTCAACTGCGGCAACAGCCACTGCTGCCCTCGGGGCGTCAATCAGGGCTGCGCTCGCCAGCACTGGCATCGGAGTGCTGGTTGTCGGCCTTGGCCTGCTTGCCGGGGCGGCGATTGAATGGGCTCTCGCAAGCAAGTTGGCGGCTGCTGATGTGAAGGTCAGCCTGGATGACCCGAAGCAGGCACTTGAAAAGTACAGGCAGCAGCTCGCCGCCGCGACGGCCAGCACCGAACAGTTTGGCCAGAAGGCGAAGGACGCGCTAAAGATTCCAGACTTGAACGTCGTGGAGTTTGCGCAGGAGTCGCTCGGCCAGGCTGAGGCCGCCATCAAGAAGCTGGCGCAAGAGCTCGGCAGCATCGGCCAAGTGCCGGCCGACGTACTGAAGCAGTTTGAGAATCTTCGCGATCTGGCCCGCCAGGCCAACGTCGAGACGAGCTATCAAAAGATCGACATGCGTAGGCTTGAGGTTGCGGCCCGGTCGTTCACGGACAGTCTGACGAAGCAGGCGGACGCCCGCCGGGCCGACGCAGCAGCGGCTGAGGCAGCTGCTGACGCAGCCAGGAAGGCAGCGCAAGAGTCACGGCAGCGAGTTGTCGATCTGGCAAATGCAGGACTCAGCGACGCCGAGAAGAGCAGGCTGCAGCTCAACAAAGATCTGCTGGCAATCAGTATGGAACTGAAGGCTGCAGAGGATGCACTGGCGGCTGCCAAACGCAGCGCCGATTCAAAGGCTATAGCAGGTGCTCGCGAGCGTCTTAGGCTTGCCGAGGCGGCGACCAAGGAGGCGAAGGCTCAGGATCGCGAGCGGCAGCTGCAGGCGCTCGGCGTGGACGCGAACATCCTCAAACCGGCCACGACCATCGCTGACCAGTTCAAGGCAGTCCGCGAGGCATTCGACAGAAAACTGATAGACGGCGGCGAGGCACAGAACGCCCTTCGGAATCTTGCTGCCGAGGGCATAGCAATCCGCAAGGAGATTGCGGCCGAGTTGTCGAGGCCGTCAGCCAACGCACTGCAGTTGGCCGACGTGCGGACGCATGAAGGTGCGTCGCAGCTGCTTGCCTTGGCGACTGGCCGCCAAGATCCAGCCATCGACCAACGTCGCCAGCAACTGGCAAAACTCGATGAAATCAGGCAGGCGCTGATTCTCATCGGATCGTCACCAGTAGAAATCCTTGGTGCCTGATGGCCGTAGTCTCGCAACGAGAAATCATGCCGCGAACTTTCAGCCACAAGTTTGGCGAAAGCCCGACCGCCGAGCTCAGGTATGCGCTGACGCTCGACGGGCCGACCGCCCATCAAGCGATGCTAGACGCTGTCGGCATCTATCACGGCGCGGCACACCCAGAGTACTCGTATCTGCTCTGCCTCGAGGGCAGCATCAACGAGACAGGCAGGTTCAACGCCGAGCTGACATACAGGTATGGGACGCCAGATGTTGGCACGGCGCAGTACCAGGCGAGCCCGCTGGCACGGGCCGATGTGTGGTCATTCTCAACTAGCGGCGTGGCTGTGCCAACATTCCGCTACTACAACGGCAGCGGCAACGCAGACATAAAGCCGCTCGTGAACGCGGCCGGCGACATCATCGAGGGTGCCCAAGCGATTGAGGGTGAGCTGCGTGTAACGATCGCCGGGAACCGCGCGTCCTTCCCGGCGGCCAACGCTGTGGCTGTCACAGGTGCATTGAATGCCGATTCCTATCTTGGGGCATCGCCACACCAGTGGCAGTGCCTTGGAATTGGCGGCCAGCAAACGACAGAAGTCGTCAACGGCACGCAGGTCACATACTGGCAGGTGAGTGTAGAGCTCTCTTACAAACAGAGCGGCTACAACCTGTTCCTGCCTAATGCTGGATGGAACTACTTGGAAGGCGGCACCAAGAAGCGGGCAACGGTCAAATACAGGGATGAAGCTGGCGTTGAAACAGACGTGCCTTCCGCAAATGTTGTTGCGCTTACGGCGGCAGGCGCAATGCAAACCTCTGGCGACGTGATCATCCTTGAACGCCGCGTGAATAAAGCCGTAAATTTTGCCTCGTACTTCGGCGCGCCTCCGTTCTAGGAATGAAGCATGGCGCAGAGGCCAGACGGCAAACCATCGCAGACCGAGCGGATGACGTTCACCAGGCCAGCCGCTGAGCGGATCGCAAAGGTTGTGCGAACCGTCGAGGGCGGCGACAGGGACGCTGGGCCGCTGACGTTTGGATCAAGACTCGGCGGCGTGAATCAGAAGGTCTTCCGCGTGGCCACCTTCACCGGAGCGTGGTCGATCGGTTCGAGCAAGACCGTCACCTACAAATACGCGACAAACACGCCGAACACGGCTGCTGTCAACAATCTTTTTTTCCCGATAACCGGGACAACTGGTGGCGATTGCGGAATAGCAAAGGACGGTACGGCGTGGTTTTTGATCGACGTGCCGCTGGCGACGGCGACCGCGATTTTTGCAGGATCAACTGCTTACACAACGGTCATGAATGACGTGTCGCTTTCGGCCTCGCTCAATACCTCTGCCTGCACAATAACAATTGGAAAAACGCTTGTTACCGCATCGGTTGTGATTGTTCAATCCACATTCACCTCAACGTTCGTAAAATTGGCGGTTTAGCGATGGCGTGTTGTTGTCAAGCAAAACCACAATGCAATTGCCCGAATGGCGTTCCTGATACCGTCGATATTACCGTTGTCGCCACTGGCAGGTATGCGTCGCTTTCTGGCAGCTACACCCTAACGTACAACAGAACGGAAGGCGATGTGCGTTGGTATTGGAGAATTGATTTGTCTTCGCAATCTTTCATTGAGTATCGCGTGTCGTGTTTTGCTACTGGTTCCAACACCAGAATTCATTCATACGGGGCCATAGGCCAACTCAACAATAATTCATTTGGCAGTATTGGTAACGATAACAATTCCAGCCGCACGGTGACTGGCAACTGTGTGTTTGAGACGTTCCAAACTTTGTACGGCGACAACGCTTATGGAACATTTTCAGCAACGGTACCGTGATCGATGGTGCGTTTACGATCAAGAATATAGGTGCAAGCGATGCGGGCACGTTGCCAAGTCGTTGTCTCATGTGCGCGTTTGTCCAAAAGGGCCTGGCACCGAATTAAAAAAACTGCTCGCCGGATGGCCATTCCGCATCGTGTCGTCGCCCGATTGCAAGTGCAACGCTCGAGCTAGGTACATGGACGATAAGGGCTGCGAGTGGTGCGAGTCGCCCGAAGGCATGGCCGAGATTCTGGCGTTTCTCAAGGAATCAGCCGAGGAGCGTGGACTGCCGTTCGTTGACATGGCTGGCAGGATGCTTGTCAGACGCGCCATCGCCAACGCCCGCAGGGAGGAGGCCAGCCATGCCGAGGAAAAAGCCCGAGAAGGCGGCCCGCCCGCAGTTTGACGCCGAGCCGCTGGATGACGAGGAGCAGCCGCCGTTCACGCTGGACGATGACGGGTACATGGTGGTGGCGAAGCCCGAGCCAAAGCCGCCAGAAAAGCAACCAGCCAAGGAGGCTCGACGTGGCAGGTGACGTGATCACGGAGATGGCCAAGAGGCTTTGCAAACTGCACCCGGACGCACCGGCCAGGACGCTGGCGCGTCGGCTTGTGGAGGAGGCGAACGGTGCTATCACCATCGGCCAAGCAAGGAATCGAATTCAACGCCAATTCGGCGCGTACGGCAAAAAAAGCCGGACCAAGCCGGTGGCACCTCGAACGCCACGCCAGGCGGGCGTGATCTACGGGATGCCGCCCAGCGTGGCCACAGAGTGGACGCCGCACGTCATGGACGTGATCGGCACTGTGGGAATCATCTCCGACGTTCACGTCCCCTATCACTCCGAGACGGCGCTACGGGCCGCCGTGGAGTTTTTGAAGGGACAGAACCTGTCGGGCCTCCTGCTCAACGGCGACATCGCCGACTTTTACGCGATCAGCAGGTGGATGAAAGACCCCAAGAAACGAGACTTCAAAGGCGAGTTGAACGCCGTCCGTGAGTTCCTCGGCTGGATTCGCTCGACGTTCCCCGGCATCCCGATTGTCTACAAGGCCGGCAACCACGAGGAGCGTTGGGCTCATTGGTTGTGGCAGCACGCCGCAGAGATCTCCGATGACCCGAGGATGTCGCTCGTGTCGTGGCTCGACCTGGGAAAGCACGACATCGAGTGGGTTGAGGATCAGCGGCCCGTGATGCTTGGCAAGTTGCCAGTGCTCCACGGACACGAGCTGCCGAAGGGGATGGCTGCGCCTGTGAACGTGGCTCGAGGTGCGTTCCTGCGGACGCTCTCGACGTGCCTCGTTGGCCACAGCCACAAGACTTCAAACCACGCCGAGTCGGATATGTGGTTCCGGGAGACGGGCTGCTGGTCTACCGGCTGCCTCTGCGATCTGCGGCCAGAGTACGCCAGGGTGAACCGCTGGAACCATGGCTTCGCATTGGCGACCGTCCACAAGGGCGGCGAGTTCGATGTCCACAACTACAGGGTGATGAGCGATGGCAC